TGCTAGTGATGTAACAGTTTCAGTTGTCTTACTTGAGTCAAACTGGAAATTAACATTTAATATAAGATTTGTCGTTTGTGGGTCAACAATCACAGGAGTTATAGATGCAACTGTGAAAGGGCTTAGTGCAGTTATCAACAATGACTTTTCTGTATCTGTTAAATTATTACCAGTTGTAGATTCTATCGCAATAAAAACTTTTCCATATTCGGGTGTGCTAACAACACCAAGGCTTGTATCAAACGAACCACCTTCTCCACCAAAGACTGAAACAGATTTTGTATTTGGAAAATATTGCTTTGCATAGACTTTATAATCTTCCGCCGTAACACACCGTCCTTGAGAAGCATAACTTAATGGTGCGTTATATTTGATTGACTGAAGTGACTCTGGTTCTGAACCAGCAGATGCAGCTTCTACAGTTGCAACTGCAACATCAGACACACTTGCAATTGTTGCTGCATTTGTAAAGAGAGATGCTCCATTTGCAAGAGACTTATTTGAAACGACATATGTGAGTATAACAATATTACCATCTGAAAGAGCAGAACCTATAACACCATCACCAAAATAAATTTCAAATAATCCAGCTTCTACCTCTTGTAAATAATAAACATTACTAGATGCCGTTACTTGTGTTATATCTGTAGTTTTTGTATACGTTGTGGTAGTTGAGTCAGAGGATGATGTTTGAACTTTAACTGTTAGTGTGGTAGTGTCTGCTCTATTGTCAGTCAATAAAAATCTCTGATCAATATCAGAGCTATCCACAGTATATCTTGTCGTTATAAAAGTTCCCTCGTAGATATCTGTATTAAGAAAAGGAATACTATTACCAGTGTTTGATTTTGTAACATCTGTGATTGTTGAAAACTTATAAGTTGTGCCATCTACCGTTGTATTAAACACAGTTCCAGCAGGCATCGTTAGAGAACTATCGGTTGTGTTTAGAGTAACATCTACAATTGCTTTAGAGGCACGAGCAGATGTTGGTGTGTATCCTAAAGTTTTTGCGTGAGAAACAATACTAGACCTAAGAGATGAACTATCTAGAAACATTTCGTTTGCAAGCATATTTGCATTGAAACCTAGATAATGAGTATTGTATGCAAGAACATCCAAAAGGATATTCATACCAGAACCCTCAAAGTCATAGTCTGTAAATTGATCTTGAGCTTTAAGGAAAGTTTTAAGGTTAGTTTTTACCTCATCAAAATCAAATTCTGTAACGTCTAATCTTCTATCATTTGTTGCCATTATCGTAATACCTCTAGAAATACTGTCATATCTACAAGTTCAGTGGGTGTGTTAACAACAAAAAACTCTATGGTCACTTCATATTCATTACGATCTAAATTAGGTAAAGCTCGAACACCAATCAATCTTGCTCTTGGTTCAAAATTTTCTATAACATCCTCAACTTTTCTTGCCAAAACAACAGCAGTAATAGGTGTCATATTTTCAAATAACATATCTCTTATACCAGAACCTATTTCTGGATGAAATGGTTTCTCGTAAAAGTTAGTTAATACTAAATTACGAACAGACCTTTTCACTGCTTCAACATCTGTTATTTTTTCTATATCATTTGTACCGTTTTTTCTACTAAAAAATAAATCTAAGTCTCTATATTGACGAACATTTCTAGATATGTCATTTTGAGATTGTGCATCAGTTAAAGCTGCATTTGACGTAATATTCGACATTATAGACTCCTGTTCTATCTATTTATAAAGTTTTCATACGATAACGCTCTGGTTTTTTCCACCCAGCTTCTTGTGCAGTTACCCGAATAAATGGTTTGTTACTTTCCGACTTTACATTAGGATTTGCGATTGTAACCATAACTCTTTTACCTTTAGATAAAGCATCTAATTTATTAAGAGAAGATTGTATATATGGAGTTTCTCTTCTCATAGTTTTTAGTATATCTTTACGAACATTATTACGTTCACCCTTACTTGTTTGAGTTGCTCTCGATTTTTTCTTTCCCATTATAGTTTCCTTTCACTTTCACTTATTCTTATTTCATTAACCACAGCATCAATATTATTGTGCCAATAATCTAAAAATCTATGTACCCTTGGATACTTTGGTTTAACATCAAATGTTTGCCAAACAAATCGTTGTAGTATATTTTCGTAATCAGGCATCCAGTAATATACATCCAGTGTGACCAAGATTTTTTTCCTTATGATAATCATCATCATGCCTTTGCATAATTTGGATCGTATGTATCATTATATTTGTAAAAGACTCTAACTCTTTTATTATATTTTCTATACGTTTGGTAAATATGAATTACCTTTCCATCTGTACCCTCAACAACTTCAAAGATATCTTTTTCGTATGGCTGTTTTTGTTTAACAACAGGGCTTTCACCAATGAGAAATTCATTTACATTTACAATTGTACCATCTGTATCAGTGTGCTTTTCTCTTTGGTCATCTGAAACTAAACCTTGTATACCTAAAATTTGTGTAGGTTCAAAATTTAATGTTACCTTTAAAAAAGTTCCATTGTCTTCCCAATAACCAAAACTTGGTGGGCCAAGTCTTCCACTACCAGGCCCCTCTAAAAAAGTATCTCTATGTGTTACAACTCTATTTGAAAACCCTTTAGGACTTACAGTTTTCCTTATATCACCTTCCACTGCTTGATCTGGTGTTGTAACCTCTTTGGTTATGACTACACCTCCAGAGGATTGGCTAATTTTTTTAGACTTATCAGAAACCTTAAAGACTCCTGCATCTGCTGTCGGTAATGTTTCAAATGTGGTATACACAGCATTTATAGCATTAGTCTTTGCAGCTGTAAAATCTGTATTTGGAACAAAAGTTGCAGCTTCTTCTATAACAGGATCAATAGATGGTAACTTGACAGCAGATGCTTTTCGTAATATATCTCCAGCTGGTGTTAACTCAAAGTTTGGTATAAGACCAGATAAACTTGTGTCTGTTCCAAAGACACTAGCAGCATCCGTAACAAGAGTATCTAAATTAAATCCATTAGCAGTTAGCTCAGAACCAAAACTTGAAGTTATACTTGCAAGTAAATTTGCAGATTGTGTTGGGTCAGTTAATCCACTTAAACTTTGTAGTTGACCTTGAAGATTTACATTAGGAACACTAAACCCTTCGGGAACAAGTGTTCGTAGTTCATTAGTTAGATTTGATAAATCAGCAGAAATAGCAGAGGTTGCTGTAGCTGCAGCAGTTTCAAGATTAGAAAAAGCAGTGCTTTTAGTACTATCTAATTTAGAAAGTATGGCATTATACTTTGCATTTGTTCCTTGTAGGTTAGATGTTTGTAAATCCATTTTTTATTCCTAAGGCCCGGCAAAGGTGTTTGCACTTCCTGACGCAACACTTGTACAAGCAGATATATCATCACCAATTCTACCACACCCCTTATCATTTATAAACACCGTTGTTGAACCAATAGCAATTGGTTTTTGATGAAGACCACAAGAGCCCGCAGGCACCAAATGTGGATGATTTACATCACCTTGTCTACTAATCCCTATTCCATTAACAAAAACATTACTGGAACATTCCAATCTGTGTGGAATAGAACAATGAATTACATCAACATCTACCATATCTCCTCTACATATTGCAGGCATATCGTTCTCCTTAACTTGCGTTGTTTACTCTTTCTCTTGCCATTAAAAGTTGTAACTTGTAATTCCATAATGATATCTCTCTATGTTGCTCTTCAGTGTGTCCATCTCCATCTTCATGGTGCTCAGCAACAGGAGCATGGTAATGGTTATCAACCACAGTATCGGAAGAAGTTTCAAGGACAAGATGATTTTCTAATCCAGCAACAAAATTCTCTGGAACAATTTTCCCCAGAGCATCTACTCCTGCTTCCTCGTACATAACTTGATTACCATCCTCTAACAATAATTTATCTTCAGCAGGAACAGCATGGGTTACTCCATTCGTATCAGTAACAGAATTATTGTCCTCTAACATAACTCCTTGAGTTGCAGTAGCATTAATAGTTGCTGTTTCTAATAGCATCTCATGAGAATCTACCAGTGTGCCCAAATCTGGTTTGAAACTAAGAACGTGCTTCAAAGTAGATAGATTAATAGAATCATAGTCTGTATATACTACTGTTTCATTAGATGTAGTAAATATGGTAAACTCATGTGCCATTCTATACATCCTTATTATGTTGGGTTAATATCAACTTTATTAGTTGTGGTTGGTGATTTGTTGCCTGACCAAATTGTATGCACTGTGCCCGCCACACTGGTTAATGTGGTTGTAGATTGTATGTCAATTTTACTTCCAGACTTAACAGATACAATACCAGAGGCTGTAGAAATTTGCATATCGCTTTTACTCATCATAGCCATTGTTGCATTTGAACTAAGAAATACATCTGTCTCTGCATGAAGTGTTAGATTTTTTCCAACAATATGTGTCTCGTTTCCAACTATGTTGATATCTACATCACCCTCGCCTGGAGCTGCCTGACCTTCTAGTGGGCCAACATTGCCTCTTACAAATCCTTTGATATTATAAGCATGATTTCCCATAATCTCTTCTTCAAGGT